TATCGTGATATTGATTTGGGCACCCCGGTCCGCACGATGGACGAGGTGGAGAAGCAGAAGGCTGAGGACCAAGGGTTCTCGGCGTCGATGGATGACCGGTTCCAGTTACTTGAGATGCACGTCAATCTGGACCTTGCGGGGTATCCGGACGTTGACGACGACAACAACGAGACTGGTATTGCACTGCCGTACGTGGTGACTATTGAGAAGGGTACGGGAACTGTTCTAGCCATTCGGCGGAATTGGAAGGAAGATGATGAGCTCAAAGCCAAGCGACAGCACTTTGTTCATTATGGTTACATCCCCGGATTCGGGTTCTACTACTTTGGTCTCATCCACCTTATCGGCGGACACTCTAAGGCAGCTACATCTCTTCTTAGGCAGCTTATCGACGCAGGAACCCTCAGCAACCTTCCGGGCGGTCTCAAGTCACGCGGGCTCAGAATTAAGGGAGACGATACGCCTATTGCTCCGGGAGAATTCCGGGATGTAGACATTCCTTCGGGGGCAATCCGCGACAACATTTTGCCGCTCCCGTACAAGGAACCCTCGCAGACTTTGGCCCAGTTGATGGACCGAGTGGTCGAGGAAGGACGCCGTTTTGCTGCGGTGTCGGATCTGAAGATCTCGGACATGTCTTCGCAGGCCCCGGTGGGTACGACACTCGCCGTGTTGGAGCGCGTGTTGAAGGTTATGTCGGCTGTGCAGGCTCGCGTGTACTACACGATGAAGCAGGAGTTCAAACTCCTCGCCGGAATTATTCGGGACTACACCCCGGAAGAGTACAGCTACGAGCCAGAAATTGGCGACAGTCGGGCCAAGAAAGCGGACTACGATAACGTCGATGTCTTGCCGGTGTCCGACCCAAATGCGGCAACCATGTCGCAGAAGGTTGTTCAGTATCAGGCAGTTCTGCAACTTAGCCAGTCAGCCCCGCAGATCTACGACATGCCGTATCTGCACCGTCAGATGATTGAGACTTTGGGCGTTAAGAACGCGGCCAAGATTATTCCGGTGCAAGAAGAATTGCGGCCAATCGACCCGATTAGCGAGAACATGGGGTTCCTGACCGGCAAGCCGACCATGGCGTTTATGCACCAAGACCACGACGCCCACTTGCAGACACACATAGCGTTCCTACAAGACCCGATGATTATGCAGACGGTTGGGCAAAACCCAATGGCGCAGCAGATTATGGGGGCTATTCAGGCGCACATTATGGAACACACGGCGTTTAAATACCGCCGCGAAATTGAGAAGCAGTTGGGTGCCGCACTACCCCCGCCGCCTGTCGAAGGGGGCGAGAACGAATTGCCGCCTCAAGTTGAAGTTGAACTGTCCCGCCTTGCAGCAGAAGCGGCAGCGCAGCTTCTCCAGAAAGATACTCAGGAGGCTCAGGCTCAAAAGGCTCAGCAGCAGATGCAGGATCCGCTCGTGCAGATGCAGCAGATGGACCTCCAGATCAAGCAAATGCAGGCCCAGACTAAGGCTCAGCAGGTGCAGATCGACGCGCAACTTAAGCAGGCTGAGTTGCAGCGCAAACAGCAGAAAGATCTTATCGACGCTGCTGCCAGAGAAGATGAACTGCGTCTCCGACAAGCGGAGATCGCTGCAAGAACTGAACTCGACGCTGCCCGTCTCGGTGTGGACATTGAAAAGCACAAGACGGACGTTGAGGTACAGAAGATGGTCGAAGGGGCGAAGCTTCGGCTCACCGCTGCCCGAGGCCAACAACCGGAGATATCACCGCAACAGGAGTAATACATGGCATATGGCAACGCTCTTCAATACTTGGATTCAAAACTCCAAGAGGAGCGCACGTTGATTATTGAAGCCCTAATCCAAGGCAAATTGGACGAGGGTGAATACAAAAGGCTTTGCGGAGCGTTACAGGGTCTCGACCTCGCAAAGAACCATATTAAAGACCTTGCAAAACGCTTGGAGCGCGACGATGAGTAATATTGACGTTGAGAAGACACAGGAAGAAGCGAAGAAGGCTTCACAACTTCCGGACCCAAAAGGGTATCGAATCCTCTGTGCGGTTCCGCACGTCGAAGAGGAATATGAAAGCGGCATCATTAAGGCTGAGGACACCAAACGAGCAGAGGAGATGACCACGGTTGTCCTGTTCGTTATCAAGATGGGAGACCTTTGCTATACCGATAAGGACCGCTTTCCGACTGGACCTTGGTGTAAGGAGGGCGACTTTGTGTTGACCCGCCCCTATGCCGGTACCCGACTGGTCATCCACGGACGTGAGTTCCGCATCATTAACGACGATACGGTTGAAGCGGTGGTCGATGATCCCCGTGGTATTCGTCGCGTTTAAGGAGTAAATCATGCAAGAAGAATTTAAGTTTCCCCACGAAACCGAGGCTTTGGACAAGCCTGAACAGGTGGTCGAGGACGCCCTTGAGATTCAGATTGAGGACGATACGCCGCCTGAAGACCGGGGTCGTAAGCCCCTCCCTAAAGAAGTTGTAGAGGAACTGGACAAGGACGACCTTGAGGATTATTCCGAGAAGGTCAAGAAGCGCCTTTCCCAGATGAAGAAGGTGTGGCACGACGAGCGTCGTGAGAAGGAGCGAGCCTTCCGGGAGCGCGAGGAAGCTCTCCGGTTTGCCCAGTCCCGTGAAGAAGAGATTAAGCAACTACGCCAGAAAGTTACGCTTGGCCAGCGGGCGTACGTTGAAGAGGCTTCTAAATCGGCCGCTAATAGCGTCGTTTCGGCAAAGGAACAGCTCAAACAGGCATACGAGTCTGGGGATGCCGAAAAGATCACGGAAGCCCAAGAAGCCCTTACCGATGCCAAAATGCGGGTTAAGGAAGTAGAGCGATTTAAACCCGCTTTACAAAAACAGGAATCAGGTGTACAACAGAATCAACAGGTTAAGGCTCCTGACCAAGCGGCCGCTCCAATGCCAGATAAACGGGCAGAAGAGTGGCGAAATCGCAACACTTGGTTTGGGGCAGACGAGGAGATGACCGCCCTCGCCCTTGGCCTGCATGAAAAACTGGTTAGGTCAGGGGTTGATCCGCGTAGTGATGATTACTACAGCAAAATCGACCAGACTATGCGTAAGCGATTCCCCGAGTCTTTCGAGGACGACGCTGAGCAAACGACGGAGGCTGCTCCCAAACAGGAGAAGTCCCGCGCACAAAAAGCAGCCAATGTAGTGGCTCCGGTAACGCGGGGAACCGCGCCGCGTCAGGTCCGCCTGACACCGACTCAAGTTGCCATCGCCAAGAAATTGGGTTTGAGCAATGAACAGTACGCACGTGAACTTATGAAGCTGGAGGCTAACTAAAATGGCTGAGAATCGACTCGCTCGTGAACTTGAAAACCGTGAATCCGCGCAACGCAAAATGGCGTGGACTCCTCCTCAAACCCTGCCGGAACCGGAGCAGCAAGAAGGTTGGGTATTTAGGTGGATTCGGACCAGTATTATGGGTCAAGCAGATCCTTCAAATACATCCGCGAAATTCCGGGAAGGTTGGGAGCCCGTTAAGGCTTCCGAGCAACCCACACTGATGCTGCAAGCTGATCCCAATAGTCGTTTTAAAGACAACATTGAGATTGGCGGGTTGTTGCTCTGCAAAGCCCCGGCTGAGTTAATGAAACAGCGCGAGGATTATTACCAGCGCCAGTCTCGTGCTCAGATCGACTCTGTAGACAACAGCTTTATGCGCCTGAACGACGAGCGTATGCCTCTCTTTAGCGAGAAGCGTTCTGCAACCTCGTTCGGCAAAGGTAAATAAATTCACTTTAGGAGTATCAAATGGCTTATCCCACTGTTGATGCACCCTACGGTTTGAAGCCGGTCAATCTGATCGGTGGACTTCCGTTTGCGGGTGCTACGCGACAGATTCCGATTGGGAGCAACTACGGCACCGCCATCTATAACGGCGATGTGGTTCAGTTGAACTCGTCGGGAAATGTCATCATCACGACCCTCCAGAACGACTCGTCGCCCATTGCGGGCGTCATCGGTGTGTTCCTTGGTTGTTCGTACACCAACCCGACCACGAAGCAGAAGCTCTTTTCGCAGTACTATCCGGGCAGTGTCGTCGCTGACGACATCGTTGCGTATGTTGCTGACGATCCGAACGCTCTGTTCAAGGTCGTGAACGTGACGAGCAACGTTGCGAACAGCACCTCGGGCGGTCTTCTCCCGGCTTATATCTCCCGCGCCAACTCGTTTGGCACGAACGCGGAACTCGTCCTCAACACGGGTTCTTCGACCACGGGCGATAGCAAGATGGGTGTCTTCATCAACAACGTGACGACCTCGTTGCCGTTCCGTGTGGTTGATGTTGTGACCGATACGGCCAACAGCAGCGGTAACATTGTCGAGTTTATCGTCAAGTTTAACGCTGGCTACCACGCGTATAACAACGCGTCGGGCACCTAATAGGAGTCTTAAGAAATGGCTATTTCACGCGCACAATTACTTAAGGAACTCCTGCCGGGTTTGAACGCCCTGTTTGGCCTTGAGTACAAGAACTATGGCGAAGAGCACAAGGAGATCTACGAGACTGAGACCTCCGAGCGTTCCTTCGAAGAAGAGACGAAGCTGAGCGGGTTCTCCGCTGCTCCGGTCAAGCCGGAAGGCCAAGCCATTGCGTACGATAACGCGCAGGAAGCTTGGACGGCTCGTTACAACCACGAGACGATTGCTCTCGGCTTCTCCATCACGGAAGAGGCGGTTGAGGACAACCTGTACGACTCGCTCAGCAAGCGCTACACGAAGGCTCTTGCTCGCGCTATGGCGTACACGAAGCAGGTCAAGGCGGCATCTGTCCTGAACAACGCGTTTTCGGCGTCCTACGTGGGCGGCGACGGCGTGTCGCTCTGCAATGCCAACCATCCCCTCGTCTCGGGCGGCGTCAACAGCAACCGTCTGACTGCCTCGGACCTCAACGAAACTTCGCTTGAGGCTGCGGTGATTCAGATCGCTGGCTGGACTGACGAGCGTGGTCTCCTGATTGCGGCGAAGCCGCGCAAGCTCATCGTGCCCCCGGCTCTGATGTTCGTTGCGAAGCGTCTCCTCGATACGGAACTGCGTGTCGCCACCGCTGACAACGACATCAACGCGTTGAAGGCGATGGGTTCGATTCCGGGCGGATACACTGTGAACCACTACTTGACCGATACGAACGCTTGGTTCTTGACGACCGACGTTCCGAACGGCATGAAGCACTTTGTCCGCACTGCGCTGGCCAACAGCATGGATGGCGATTTCGACACCGGCAACGTCCGGTACAAGAGCCGCGAGCGTTATAGCTTCGGCTGGTCGGATCCGCTGGGCATGTTCGGTTCGCCGGGCGCGTCCTAATAGGACTGGATTGGGGGCCTTCGGGCCCCCTTTCCTTTTTGGTGCATTAAGGGTATATAGTCGTTATCGGGAAATATTTCGTTTACCAGACAGGCCCGACTGACGACATGCAGACTGGTAAACATTACTCGCATGTGAGGTATTGAAATGGCTACTACTACATTTTCCGGCCCGGTAGTTTCTCAGAACGGTTTTATCGTTGGTTCCGGCGCTACTATTTCTAAGGTCCTTTCGGCTTCGGCTTCGCTGAACTTCGGTTCGATTAGCGCGGCTGCTCAGGCGGATCTGACCATCACAGTGACCGGCGCTGCTGCTGGCGATGAAGTGATTATGGCGCTCCCGGCTGCTCCGGCTGCTGGTCTCGTCTTTAACGCTTTCGTTTCTGCGGCTAATACGGTCACGATTCGTGCTAGCAACATCACTGGTTCGCCGGTAGATCCCGCTGCTGCAACGTACGGTGTAATCGTACTGGCTGCTTAATAGGAGCCGCTAATGGCTATGCAAACAGATGTATTAGCTAGCGCGGTCCGAACTACCGATGGACTTCTCGCTGATCAGGCGGGCAATTCCCTTAGTCGCTGCCGCGTAAAAGCTATCTACATCATCCCCGACTCTGCGGCGGGAAGTGTGGTTCTGAAGGACGGTGGAGCATCGGGTACGGTCAAAGCGACCATCAATACCCTTGCCTCATCGACTACTCCGGACTACATCCTCCTGCCCGGTGAAGGACTGTTGTT